AGCGCAGCTTGAGCTTCCTTCAAGTTCCTATGAGTCCGTGGAGCTTGACCGGGAATGCCGCCGCCGGCTGCCGTGTCTTGGCCTTTGAGATTCGCTGTTTTTTGTTGGTTTAATTGTTCCGTTTGCCACCGCTTAAGCCTAGCTGTGTCTTGCTCGTGGACGGTCTTGAATATCGTTTCCCACGTCTGATCATTGAGCTTCTGGCCCTTATCTAGCGCAGCTTGTGCGTACATAGTGACCTTGCTCTCATCAGCGTAGGGATATTTGGCGGAGTATTTGGTGAAGACAGAATCTAGTTCGCTCTCGGCGGCTTTGATTTGTCGTTCCTCATAATCGGCCAGGACGGTGTCGAGCTTGCCCAGCTTCGCTTGCCACTCAGGTGGAAGCGTGCTCGGAGTGACCTGGGCTTGTGGCCCAGTTTGCGTCGATTCAGGGGAGGGTTTAAATTGGTCGAGCACCCAGTGAAACTTCTCTGGGTAGACTCGTTTAAACTCTTCGCTGATCTCTGCGAAATTTTTAGCGTCTTTAAGTTTAGGAAGATCATATTTAAGCGCCTCGGTGAACTTGCGCTCTTCGCTGATCTCCTGAACCTTACGCGTGTAATCGGCATGGCGCATGTACGCCGAAGTGAAATCCTTCGGTGTCCATTCCTTGCCTTGAAACTTAAATTTCTCGATCTTATCTAACTCAAGCATTTCTTGCGCCGCTGTCGACGCTTCTTGTGCTGGATTAGATTCAGGAGCAACCGATTCGGTTGACTCTGTAGACGAGACTTCTTGTTCTGGAGAGATATTCATTCAGTCGGTCCTATTTCTTTAAAGCAGCTTGCTGCGCGCGTTCCATGAGCGAGCGAGGCTTGCGGTTTTTGAGATCTTCCTTATCCCCATCCGACATGCTGCCCATCATTTGTGCTTTCATGTCTTCAATTTCTTTAGCTTCAACTGGATGCTCGTCGCTCATTGGCTCAACTACTTTAGGAGCCATTTCTTTCGCTTCTTCCATCTCGCCCTTTTCAAACTCTGCAGATTCAGCGGCTTCGTGAGCTGCGCCTTCTTCAGGTTCACCGGCAGAAATCGTGATGGTTAAGATTTTATCTTTACGTCCAGCTAAAGCTTTTTCCATTGGGTTCATTAGATCGGTCCTTCCGTGGGCGGTTGTTCCATTCCCAGTCCCTCAGGAGCAGGAGGCATTTCTCCTGGCCCTGAGAGCGGTTGTGGTGGTTGATTTTGTTGAATAAAGAATTGTAAGTGTTGCTCGGCGCAATCATCAAAAAGCATTTGAATCTGAGGAGGTAGCTTCTCGAACTTCTCTTGCTTTCTAAATCGGTTAAGCTCAGTGATCCAAGCTTCATGGTTATCAAACTCATGAACCATGACAGGCAAGCCTTGCTCTAGAGCCGATATACCGCGCTTAATCTGAGCTTGATCGATCCCGTAATCTTCCCAAGCCTCACCAATATCGCCGAACTCAAGCATTCCAAGCACCTTTTCAAGCACTTTCGGATCTTGAGGATTCCCGAGTAAACCTTGGTTAAATAGATTTAGAATTTCTTGGCGACGAAGAGCTTTATTTCCAGGCAGTGTTGATCCACGGATAACAACAACGTCAGTGTTATTTCGGATGTCAGCGCCTACGAAGTCTTTGACCGTATACTCTAGCGAAGTGCCCGCGATCTTAAGCTTGCGCGGCATGACGTAATAATCTTGCACATACGATAGAATCAATTTCCCAAGTCTAGCAAACGCACCTTCGTGTTGCTCAGTGATCACACCGATTCGTGAGTCATCAGCTTCAGTCAAGATTTGCATACCTAGAGCAGGGATTCCCGCACTCGGTAAAGTTCCACGTGACACCTCAGAAATTCCAGAGATGTCGTTCATCATTTGAGTTAAGCGCTCTTCTTCCTTGTACGCATACTCGGGAATCATAGGCATTGTCATTGGGACAGGTGCGCCACCGTTCGGAGCGTTAGGCACAGGCGTGTAATAAACTAGCTCACCTGATTGATCGTTAAGCGACTCTTGAGCAATTGCAGATCCGCGAGCGGCAATCAACTTTCCTGAGAGAAGCTTCTTAGTCCACTCAGCCCTACGACGAATCGTTTCGTTGTATTGATCTTGAATCGGGCGAAGAGATGTAATGATAGCTTCACTATAATATTTACCCGCTACGAGTATGTCATCGAACTTACAGAACGGAATCTCGCCGCAAGGAAGCTCCTTATCAACAAGCACGATACCGTTAGCGACCGTGATCATGCGACCATTCGGGTATTTCTTTGATGGAGCTTCGTACTTCGTTAGCTCAATGGCCGAATCTTTCATAGCCATACCAAGACCAGAGCTTGCAGGCCCTCGAGCGTTTAACGAATTAATTCTGTAATCGTATTGAAGAGACAAAAGCCACGCGTCTTCTTCTTTAACGAGATCACCCTTATCGGGGTAATGCATCTTGAAATAATCGAGCTTACGAACCTTAGCTTGAATCAACCAAGACTTGCACACGTCGTCCCAGTTTTTAGCTTGAGCGTCGACGAAGATTTCAAAAGGACTGACAACATCAATACGAATGTCGCCTTCGTACTCCAGCTCACCGATCTCGGGATTTACTTGGCGCTTACCTAACGTCGGGTCCCAGCACACTTTCATGTAGCCGTGACCACACTGCTGCGTCCACATGTAGAGTGGAATACGCTTCTCGTCGATATGCTCTTTACACCAAATGTATTTTAAGATTTGAAGCGATAGGCGTGCGGCGTCTTTGTCTTCTACGCTCGAACTCTCGGGTTGCACGTCATACTTAGGTGGGTTTTTGCAAAGCTTAGCTAAACGATTATTAATCGTTGGTAAGATCTTGTTAACGTGCATGCGATTCTTTTTAAGATACGCACCAGCACGATTCACGGGCACGAACTGACGATTAGTCGTGTCGAACGTAATCCCATCATAGCCAGACATGTAAGCGATATTCGTCATCCAGATACCTTCCGCGGCTATACGGTTAGCCATGGCACGGTTCTCTTCAATTTTTTGACGAATGTGTGCAGCGAGGTCTTTCTCCTCTTGAGTCTGCTCACTTACTTGCGCTTTAACCCTATCTTCTAAATTCAGACAATTATCTTAAGCTCTGGAGGGAGTTAGATAATTCCTTGCAATGCCCCTAAATCCTCACGAGGCTCATCGTCTACAACGTACTTCGGTCCTTGATTTAGTGTATCAAGATTTTCCGAAACCTTATAACCGTAGTAGTTACCAGCCATAATTCTATCGATGAGCTTCTGTAGCTGATTGTAATGCACCCACTCGCGAAATACCAACATAACAGCGAGTAGGATTATGACAAAACTAGCCACGTCCTACCACCACACACTCACTCGGACCAAACACCTTAGTCGAGAGATCTTCATTCTCGAAGTCTTGAGCTGATTGAATCGTGCCGGTTGGTGCTACTTTAATCCCTTGGAAAATAAAGTACTTAGTATTGCCTAATCCACGAGGCAAATAATAGTTGATGATCTCTGGTGAGGCTTCTACCCACTCTTGATGATCCATCTTGGCGCGATCAACTTTCATTAAGAACTCAGAAATCGTCTCGCGCTTGTCTTGCACATCAAAAGGCTTTTGATTGCTGCCTTGCGACGAGTTGTCGGATGTACCAAGACTCGTATCTAGGGTCGTTTGGAGCTGGCTCTGTTTCATCTGGTTTTTTCTCCTCTGGTTTAAATGCTATTTCTTCAATGCTTGCGAGCGCGTCAAGAATGTCGTCGTGTGATCCTCTAGGAAAGGTCGCGAACTCGTCTTCAAAGTCTTTAAATCCCCGTTTAACAAATATCCTACCCCACTCAAAACGAGGCACAAGCCCTAAGATTCGGACTTGCTTAGACATTCCGGATCTAGTGATTCCTTTAACAGGTAGCACGACGTTACGCCTGCGCATTTCCTCGTCGACCATGTAAAGCAACGCTTCTTGATAAGCTACACTCTCGACACCTAACGCGTTGAGTTGAAACTCTCGGCAGATATCGAACATTTTACTTACTATTTCTGTTGGGGTGATTCGGTAACGAGCCGCAAGACGAAGATACCAATTACCAATAAGATCAACGGACACAATAACAACCCCAGTGTAATCCGAATGAATCTTTTGGCCGATTGCAGGGTCAATAAATCCAAAATGCGTTAGCTCCTCGGGTAACTTCTCGTAATTCCTAAGCCACGCGTCTTTGAAAGATTTCTGGTCCTCTGGAATAACTTCGTTAAGGTATTGGTTAGCAAAGATATAAGAACCCTGCGTGCGCCTCGCGTTATCAAGGAACTCCTTTGTCAGTCTCTCGGGAAATAGCAACGAGCCGTCTGGATAAATTGCTCGTTTATAAACTAGAGACCACTCCAATCAGATAACCCTGATCTTGGGTAACTTTCTGCCGGATAGGTAAGGTTTAGCTCTAAGCATTAAGCGCCTTGAGTCTTGCCGAACATGAAGCACACAACTTGTGTCGCTCCAGGAGCAGCGAGATAGAAATTAGCG